AGATTGTGTGAACTTAAAATACTTTTAACTTCTGTTGGTATATCACTTACAATAGTACCTGTAACAAAATCTGCTCTATTATCGTAAAGTGTTGATATTAGTTGAAGATTTGCTTGAATTAAAAAACTATCACTTAATCCTGATGTCGTATAACTCACAATGACTTCTTCGGCAGGTAAACTTTCTAATTCTATAATTGTATCATCAAGACCATACTCTGTATATGCAGTTGTTGCAGTACCATCAACTGTTATTGATTGTATAGAAGCTATTGGTGAAAATGGTAAAACAAATCTTTCATCAACTGTTGATAAGTACAATTTTCTTGTTTTTGCAACAATATCTTTAGTAATATAATTTTCAATAATAATCCTTGCTTGTGTAATCATTTGTCCAATCAAAGTATCATCAGCAGTAGTATCAACTCTCATATAAGATTTTGCAGTAGCAGTATTTATGATCTCTGAACCAGTTGTAGCAGTTATCTTGATTTGTGTGTGGAAACGATTTAAAGGATTACTATAATATTTCATTATTTTAATTTTTTTTGATTTCTCCTGTATGCTTGTTTAAGTTCCTTGGTTTCTTTACTTTTTTTCTCACGATTATTTAAAGTAAAAAATCTTATTATATCTATTAACATAATTATTATTTAAAACAAAAATACAAAAAAAAAGCACCATAAAATTTATAGTGCTTTTATTAGAAAAGAATAAAGAAAGAAAAAACTATCTAAACTCAAAGTTATTAAAATATTTTGAATTAGCATTATCCAAACTTACTCTAATACATTTTCTAACACCATTGTTAGGAAATATAAAAAAACCTTTATACATCTCTATATATACTGCAAAGTAATCTACATCTTGCAAAGAATATGCTTGATGCCAATTACATTGAATTGTTTTTCTATGTTTTAAAAAACCTTTACCTGAATATTTAACTTGAATTTTGTAAACATTATCGCCTGTGTCAGCTATGCAATCGTAAACACAAGAATCTAAAATAGGAAAAGAAACAATAACTCCTCTTTTTAAACACTCAACTCCGAACAAGTATTCGGCAAGACAACCTCGTGCATTACTGTCCACGAATACAAAGTTAAGAAAAAGTTAAAAAGCCCATCTGAACTAACAAATGGGCTTACAAATAAACCAATTAATATGAAAAAAAACTAATTAACTAAAAATTATCTTTCGTTACTCTTTTCTATTTCTTCTTCTATATTATATGCATGACCTAATATTTTAAAATATACATCGTTTGAAATGGTTTCTTTATTTAAACTTTCACAAACAAGTTTCATAATCTTAGGTGCCAATTTTCTTGCATTCATCTTATTAACCAAAATAAAAAGTTAATAAATAATATAGACCAAAATGTAAAAAAACCCATACCCCAAATAAAATATCTTAATATTCTTTCTTGTAATTTATAATCTACTGGCATATTGATTTCTTTCTTTGTTGCTTTACTTAATGAGTTATTAGACATACTAAAAAGTGTGATGCAAAATAGATCATAGCAAAAAGTATAATCGGTGTTTGCAGTTTTTCTATTGTTGTTATAATTTTTTTCATAATTCAAAGGTATAATTATTTTTTAATAATACAAAATTTTTTTTATTATAAGATATTTTATATATTACAAACAAATTAATAAATTATGAATACTATTGAATTTAATAAAGAATTAGAAATTGAATCCAAAATAAATAAACACAAGATTAGTAAGGAAAAAAAAGCAGGTCCAATGACTGTAAATCTTTCTGAAAATGAATTAAAATTAATTAGAATTTTGGTTGATTCAATTGCTTCAAATCGTTATAATGTAAATAATATTATGGAGTTACAAAGACCTTATAGAACTGCAATTGTAACTAAAATTGTAAAAGCAATTAAGTTTTTTTCTGATGTAGATACATTAAATAGATAAAAAAAGGGGCAAAAGCCCCTTTATTTATATATACTCTAATTAATTATAGAGCTGCAATTACTGTAGCAAATGATCCTCTACATAGTGCATTTGGTAAGTAAGTAGTCATTGCAAGTCTTTCTTGAACTCTTACTGTAACAAAGTTCTTTTGAACATTGTCAGTATCTTGCTCAAAGAACTCAACACTTACATTCTCTCTCTGCCAAATTTGTGCAGCTTGTGAGAAATTACCTACGATAAACTCTCCTTCTGCCATTGCAGTTGAGATTCTAAATGGTACTCCCATGAATGTTGGTTGTAATCCTTGATAAACTTGATCTTTTAAATATCTACTATCACCATCTTTAAGTGCTAAGATTTTGTGGAAATCTGTTGGGTGCATTAAAATCCCATCTGATGTATAGTTAAATTTAGCAACTTGGTTAAGTGCTGTAATTAATACATCAATGTTTTGTGGGTTTGCAATAACACCTGCAGCAAATCCTGATTCAGTATTACCCCAAGCAGTAGCAGAATTTCTCAATCCTTCTAAGTTTGGTGCAACACCATTACCACCTAATAACTGGTCATCTTCAACTGCCATTAATTTACTTGGTACTCTTGCAGAGATGTAAGAAGTTAATTGCTCTGTATCATCAAGCATCTGCTTAGATATTCTTAGATATGTACCAATTAACTCTACATTCGCAGTAGAAGCAGTTAAATTGAAGTCTGTTTGACCTAAAGCACTACCTTCTGATGTAGCAGCAGCACCTTGTGTATACGCACTCTCTTTTACAAATCTAATTGTGTCAGAGTTCGTTGTACCTACTGGTACAATTGATCTTACATGAACTGCATTTGAAGGATCAAACTTGATACCTGGTACTCTTGTTGCAGCAATTACCTCGCCTGTAAAGTCAGCACCTGTTGTCATATCAGCTTTTACTTCAAATGAAGCTGCTCTTGATTGACCTTTTTTAAGACCTTCAATAGCACCTCCATCGATTGCTTCTTTTAAAGCACCTTTGAAGTTTACTGGCTTACTATCGATTGCATTTTTTTTTGCTGCCATTTCGATAGTGTCCATTCTCTTTTGCATTTCATCATTCTTTGCAAGATACTCGTTAGATAAGTTTGAAATCTCACTTTTAAGTGATTCTTCAATCTCACCTTTCGCATTTTCTTGTGCAGAATTAAATGCTTTCTCAATTTTAGAATCGACTAAATCACCGATTTGGTCTAATTCTTTTTTGATTTCATCGTTCATTTTTTTACGAATTTAATTTATTAAACAAATATTTATAGATTTCGCTATTATCTGATTTAATTTCTGTCGGCTCTGTAACTTCAATATCAGTTGGCAGAGTGGCACTATCGTTAAAAATTGATTTTAGCTTAATGAGTTCTGCTTCAATAGCATAACCCATATTGTCAGATATATTACCCTTGCGAATAAGTTTCACAAGTTTGTCATATCTTTTCAATACTTTCTCTTTATCTATATTCCCTTTTACATCTAATATCATTGCTTCATCATTTGCAGCAAGTGTTACAGCAGAAATCTCATAAAGTTTTACCTCTGTAAGTTTTCTATTGTAATTCTCACCATTTCCTGCTTCTTTTTGAAGTGGTAAAATACCTACACTATTTTCAGTAATTACACCTGCTTTCATCAGTTCTAATACATCAGAACCAAGTTGAGTTTTAGGAATCTTCGCTTCAAACATTAATCCTTTATCATCTTCATATAGGTTATTCATTTTACCTAATGGTTGTTCCATATTGTGTTGATACAAATACTTAACTCGCTTTCCATTCTCCATAATTGTTTTTGTGTATGCACCTGGTGTAATTACATCACCATCGCTATCAACATTATTAAATATTGAACCATAACCTTTTACGATTCCTGTTTTTTCATCGGCATCAACTAACTCACCGATTGGGCTTGACTTATATATTATATTTTCCATGATACAAAGATATTAATTTTAATTATTTATTTCTTTTGGGAAAGGTGCATTCGTACATCTACAATTTATGACATTAAAAGCACTTCCACGACTATCTCCAGGATATGCTAATTCTTCACCCCCTACTAAAAAGTTTTGGTCCATATCAACAACTTGTCCATCTGCTTGTGCATGATCTATTCTAACTCTTTCATCTAAAGTAGCAATCCATTCCTTTTGTAAATTTTCTTTACCAAAATTATCAATAGCACTTTGATTCGTAGCATAATTTGCAGCATTTGTGCTTTCAGTTCTAATTATTCTCTTGGCATTGTTTACAGACATACTTTTAAATTTTTTTCTTAATATTCTA